TGCGACTCTGATGTCTTGTTTACAGATAAATTTAATGTTGATGCATATATTGATGATGATGTAAACTATCTATCAGATACCAATAGCTACATTAACGCTTCATATTTTGATAGTAAAATACATCAAGTGCTTCCAGAAAGATTGGAAGCATATAAAGAGCTAGATGTTCTTGAAGATATTGCCACACAGTGTAATATATCAAGAGCAATAGCAGAAGAAAACAATGACCACTCAGGAGGTGCCCAATATTTGTTAAAGAATATTGATGTTATATTCTGGGAGAAAGTGTTACGAGATTGCATTACAATACGTAGTTATTTATTAAATATAAACAGACTATATTTCAAGGATGAATCTTCAGGCTTTCAAAGTTGGTGTGCTGACATGTGGGCTGTTCTCTGGGCTATTTGGTATAGAGGTGGTGTCACTAAGAATTTACCTGAACTAGAATTCTCTTGGTCATCAGATCCTATTGAGAAGGTACATAGGTTAGGCATATTACATAACGCTGGTATTGTCAATAAAGATATGGGTGACTACCCAGCGTTTTACAAAGGTGAGTATCATATGGGTAAAGATCCATTTCAAGATCCTCATTTAGAATTAGTATTCAATGATCCAAGAGCTCAAAAGAAAGGTACACACTACTATGTTGAGCAAATGATGAAATTAAAATATAAATACAAATTAAATTATTAATAAAATGGCAATTCAGAGAAATTTAAAAGCATTTGTTCGCTACGATGGTAGTGGAAGGGTTGTCGCAGGCAGCCTTATTCTGAGAAAGAACAAGCCAAAGGTAGGTAGATGGTTAGAGATTCCAGCATATGAGTGCTGTAATTACGTTCCTACAACTACGACTACTACTACAGCTAGTCCAACGACAACGACTACTTCTACTAGCACGTCTACTTCTACGACTACTACAACCACAACAGCTAGTCCAACAACTACTACCACAACTACAGCAGTAGAACCTACTACTACCACTACAACTACAACAGCTGAGCCTACTACCACTACAACTACCACTATACCAACACCAGGTGATTGTTTCTGTTATACAATATCTAATGAAACAGCAGGAACACTTTTATATTCATATACAGATTGTGGTAGTGAATTTGTAAGAGCACCTATTAATGCAGATACAATTTCAATTGTATGTTCTTCTACAGCTGTAACAGGAGATGATGGACTTATAATCACTGGTGGAACTGTTTCTTGTAGCAATTCAGAAGGTTGTTCAGTAGAACCTACTCCTACAACAACTACGACGACAACAACAGAGGCTCCTACAACAACTACTACTACAACAAGTGGTGTATCTTCACAAAGTGCAATTGGTGCGTTTGATGCAAATGATGCATGTTCTGGATCAGGAGGATCAGCAACAGCTATAACTTTATATTATACTGGAAGTCTAGGAAATGGAACAGCACTATATTCAGATGCAGCTTTAACTATAGGATATGATAATCAGGTATATGGTGATTATGTTAGACTATATTTCCAAGGTGAGGATCAAGTTTGCACTATGAGTGGAAATATTATCCAAAGCTATGTAGCTTGTTCTACTACTACAACAACGACAACTACTACTGTAGTACTACTACTACTACAACGTCTACGTCTACTAGTACGACTACAACTACTACAACAGTAGCCCCTGGATATTACACTTGGAATCTTTATACTAATCAATCTAATTTAACTACAACTAATATTTGTAATAATACAGCACCTTTAGTTACTCTATACACAAGTGTTGCTTCATTAGGCGTAGGTGTAATATTGTATACTGATACAGCATTAACTACACAATATATAATAAACAATACACCTAGTGGTGGATGTGTTGGACTTGGAACACCAGGAAGCACAGTATGGGCAAGAGGTAGTTTCCCAGGAACTGGTGAAATTCAAGGAACTGCAGGCACTTGTTAAAACACTAAAAAATAAATAGAGCACATCATAAAGGGTGTGCTCTATATAAAATATAAAAACATGGCAAATAGCAATAATCAATTAAAAGCATACGTTCGTTTCGATGGAACAGGACGTATTGTACCAAGCAGCTTAATCTTACAAAGATTTAAGCCTAAGGTTGGTAACTGGCAAGAAATTCCAGCAACAGAATGTTGTACACCTACTCTTCCTTCAAACTGTATTGAGTTTGTTGTAAACACAACAGAAACAACAGAATTTATATTCAGCTTTAACACTACAGGACCTATCAACTTCACTATTGATTGGGGTGATGGTACAACACATCCTGATTCAGGAGGTGGTGGATTCTACGAAGAGTCACATACATATCCTCAACAGGGTACACAATACACAGCTAGGATTTGTTTTGACACTCCTGAGGACGTTCTAGAGTTAAGCTTTTATGGTAACGACTAAATACAACTAAAAATGGCAGCAGTAATAACATCAATAACAGGTTTACAAAACCTACCCAATCTGCGAGACTTTAATGCAGATTGGAATTCACTAACTACAGTAAATCTATCTGGACTTGCAAATCTATTATATGTAGATATAAGTGATAATTATGTACTTGATGCTAGTGGTGATTCATCTTTAACTAGTGTTAATCTATCTGGTTGTACAGCTTTAGAAGAACTTCGTTTGGACGATAGTGATTTCTCAGCTGGCATTCCTAGCCTTGCAGGACTTACTAGTTTGACTAACCTTGATCTGGATCAATGTCTTATAACAGGAGCTTTAGATCTTTCTATGCTTTCTGCACTAGAAAGCTTTGATCTTAGTAATAACACTGGTTTAACATCAGTGACATTACCTGCATCAAACATTAACGATGCTAATCTTTATGGCACTGCTCTTTTACCTGCAGTTGTAAATACTATATTACAACAATTAGATGCTAATGGTGTAATAAATGGATATGTAAGCATGGAAGATGGTACAAGTGCTGCTGCAACAGGTGCTGGTATTACAGCTATATACAGTTTAGAAGCTAAAGGATGGCAAGTTTATACAAATGCCCCTACAACTACTACAACAACTACAACTGTAGCACCAAATACATTTAATGTAACTAATAATGGTACAGGAAATTATGTAATAGATGGAGTAGCAAATCCTACATTGAGTTTAGTAGAAGGAGAAGTATATACATTTGTTATAGCTGCAGTTGGACATCCATTCTGGATTAAAACAGTAAGTTCAACAGGTACAGCAAATCAATATAATACTGGGGTAACTAATAATGGAACAGATAGTGGAACAATAACATTTGTAGTTCCAGTTGGTGCACCTGCTACGCTATATTATAATTGCCAATACCATTCTGCAATGGCTGGTACAATTCTTATAACACCATAATGGCTAAATCATTATTTCCAGAAGAAATGTTAAGTAATGCAACTGGTAGCGAGCTCTCATTAGAGAGTATCGCTGCTAAGCTTACTTACTTTCATGAGCAATTACATCTGACTCACTGGCAAACAAAAAGCTATGCACAACATCAATCCACAGGAGCATTGTATGATTATGTACATGATTTCAAAGATGGATTGATTGAGAAACTTATGGGCTATACAGGTAAAAGACCTGGAGCTTATAAAATAGAACCTCTTATAGATTGCACAGCTGAAAAATGTGTATCAGATATAATGTCATTCGCATCATCATTAAAGATGTATGGAGAGAAGAACTCATATCATGATGTATGTAACTTAGCTGATGCATTATCTGGTGAGGCAGCTAAAACTAAATACCTATTAACCTTGTCTTAATGCAAGTAGAGAAGAGATTCTTCCCAAAAATAATGGCTGACAATGATGCAATATATTTCTCGCATCTAGAAGGCATTATAGATTCAGTTGATGAATTATCTACCATGGAAGTTGTAAAACATCCTGATCATTATTCATTTAGAATCGCTCCTTCTCTTCCTATGTATACAAACATGTTAATAGAGGAACTCTTTAAGTTCCATAATAGATTTCAGATCAAACTAAATATGAGTAAGAGCATTAAAACAAATGCAGTTATTTCTTTTGAAATTGATTTGGGATGATTATATTTGTTCAAACTAAACCAAAAATAAAATGCACATAGTAAAAGACGATGAGACAGGCGCTACAGTAGTTCCTGCATACGACCCTTCAAAGAAGTACACTTGGCATCAAGATGCCCAATTCACTCTTTCAGGTAATGAATTTGGAATGATCTTAAACTCATTACGTGGAATTGTTTCTACGCCAGAGGCTAGAGTTATACTAAATGCAGCAAGTGCTGCTGACGTTATTGAAAGTGTGATGGCCAAAGCTGTTGAGACAGGACTAGTTATTGAATATCCAGAACAATAAATGAACATTAGAGAATTTGATATGGGCAAGTACATCTTACTGATTGGTAAGGATGCCACTGACATATTCAAATACTATAAGGTTAAAGAAATGCATGGGCTAAATCTAAAAGATGCTCAAGCAGAAGAGGTTGATAAGACTAAAGGTAATGGTGTATACATCTATGGGTTTACTAATTATGACCCAGCAGATAAAAGGCTAACAGCTAAAGCTCCTTATAAACCTTTTCTGTTTTTAAACATGGGCACATTTAAAAGATATAGTGCTGATGAACAGAAGACAGCTATAATGCATGAAACAATGCACATGGCTCTTCTCCTATATAAATGGGATGCTGAGAAAAAATCAGAAGAAATAGTAACAATGGCTGAAGATGAGGCTAATAAAATCATCAAAAAACTCAAAGGTATTAAAGTTATAAAATAATGGCAAAAATGAAAAAGATGGGTGAGTTATCTGCAGGTGTAGGTTCTCAACCTAAACGTCAAGGACCTGTAGACCCTAAAGGTGCATGGACTAAAGTACAAGAGCGTACATTAGCTGGTACAAAAAGTGGTAAGCCTGTATTGAAAAAAGATAAGCAACTTGGCGCTACCAAGATGGGTGCTAAAAAGAAGAAGTAAAACATGATCTTTGAACCTGTTAACAGAATAGATGTATCTACACCCAAAGGTGATGGAACCATCTGGCTTGTTACAGAATATGGTCACGAAACTGATACAATGTATACAGTTATCATTAATGCCACAGGGGAGCTCTGGCAATTCATTCACAGAGATATTAGGGTGAAACCTAATGTAACATTTAGAAGGTATGGCAAAGCAATGGATTCAGAAGGCAACAGCCTCAATCAAGCGTAGAGGTACAGAGGGCAAATGCACTCCTATCACTAAACCTGGATGTACAGGTAAGGCTAAAGCTCTTGCCAAGACATTCAAGGCTATGGCTAAGAAAAGAAAAAATAAATAAATAAATATGAGAAATAATTCTTTAAAACCATACGCTAGGTTTCTTAAAAATGGTGATGTAGTACCAGGAACTCTTGCATTATATAAAAGCGCCCCTACTGTTGGTATTTGGAAAGAAATGCAACCTGTAGAGTATTTTAATAAAACTACTAAAAGTTATAGTGGAGTGATTAATGCTACATATCCAAATGCTTTATTAGCTAATAGNGTTGCTTATAGCTTAGTAAGTTTTCTTGATAGNTTAGGTGCTAATGCATATGATACTGTTTTAAATTCTACAACATGTTCAGATGATGTTAACGCTTCTGAATTTGCTAACATATTTAACATAGGTCAAAATCCTCCAGCATTAAATAACTATCTTGGACCATTTATGGGTGGTGGACTTGCTGGATATCCTCATACAGGGATATTAGGAGCACAAGCTTGGCAAAGTCACACTACATCAGATAATAATACGAATGGACCTTTGTTATTAATTAACATGCCTCACATAGGAATCACACAACAAGCTGATCTTATTGCAGCTAATGATAATGTAGGTAGAATGTTAAGAAGAGGTAAGAGTTCTGCAACAAGTGACAATACATGTGGAGCTGTAGCAACAGCTATTGCTGATGCAATTACATTAAATGGTGTAGCGCCAGTAGCTACAAATGCTCCTTT